GGAGCACCACCAGCCAGGACTTCAAACGCCCCGGAAGCCATGCTCTGTTGCACGATCATTTCCGGCAGCACCATTGACGGCGACACAATAGTAGTCGCAGGAGTAAATGCGCTCATTAATTAATATCCCCTTAAATTAAAAACAGGCCGCACGGTTTGCCGATTTCCCAGACAACGTTACCGCCATCCTCTTTTTTCACCGTCAGGTTTCCGTCAACTGAAACCATCAGCAGCTTAATATCCACTTTCGGATTAGTGCCGGGTGATCCCGAATAAACATCAATCATGTTTTTCGTCAGATCCCACACAAAACCACAGGCAGCAACGGTGTTATTTCCATCAGCCAGCGCAACAACTTCTGCACTGACAGGGAGAGGAATGCGGGCACCTGAACCGACGCGGTAATAGTGAACAAAGCCACCCGCGAGATATAACGGCACCGGATTATCCGGCGTGGTAATGCCATGAAATGCCTGATTAAAGACAGTAAAGGCGTTACAGGCGTCCTTCGTGGCCTGCTTGATAACCGCCCCGTTAACGCTGTCTTTCGCGGGAGCGATGCACTCGATAACACCGACACCACCCCATACCGGTTCACTGATTTTGCTGTCCAGTCGTCCGGAGCAAAGTTGCAGACGAATTGCCGGATCATCCTGCGCATCCCCCTGCATCAGCCCACGGGATTCGACGTTAAAAAGGCCACCAAATGCTCCACGGTTTTTAAACGGATGAAAGTTAATATCAGCCATTGTTCAGGCTCCCTTGAGTGTTAATTTTTGCCAGACGACGCCCCGGAATTTTGAAGGCACTCAGCCAGACGTTCGGATCGCCCTGATATTCAGTAATGCGACGCCCGGCTTCATCGTTGCGGATACGTTTATGCAGTTGCCCCTGCGTACTCATCATTTCTTTTTCGATGGACTGACGGGCGGCACTGAAAATTGCGTCCTCAAGCACAGCCAGCGTTGCAGAATCCGCAATCGCGCGAATATTGACGTCCTTATGTGCCGGAGAGTGTTTCTGCATAGCGATTAGCGCACGCTTGCGGTAGTCCAGCGCATTTTCACCAGAAAACGGTGCTGGCGCGTTTTTACCGCAGGCACTGAATGCGGAGTCGGCTTTTGCCTGCGCTTCTGCCAGGGCAGAGTCATTGCGTTCTTTTTCTGCCTCCTCGTCAGCCTTACGCTGTTCTTCCGCTTCGGAATCAGCCTTTGCTTTCTCCTCAGCGTCTTTAGCTGCCGCCTCGTCAGCTTTGGCTTTTTCTTCCGCCTCCTTTGCCGCAGCTTCATCAGCTTTACGCTGTTCCTCTGCGGCTTCATCGGCTTTGGCCTTTTCTTCGGCCTCTTTTTTCGCCTGTTCTTCGGCATCCGCCCGCGCTTTGTCCCGCTGTTCCAGTGAGTCCATGCGCGTAACGACACCATCGATTTTCTGATTAATGCCTTGCAGGGCATCGCTCACAACCCCCTGTAACAGGGCCTGGAGTTCTTCTTTTTCCATCTCGATTTCACCTGTGTTTGTCACTTCAACCCCTGCGGGGATCCGGTCTTTATCCCACACGCCCAGCGAGCCGTGGGCTTTCGTCACCAGGGCGATGTGATCAACCAGGAAAGGAACGCCTTCGATTAAAAAATTGGTGTCACCTTCCTGTACTTCCACATTTCCTGATGTGCTGTTGAACACCACCGACGGGCTTGTCGAAACATCCCCCTCAGTGATTTCTTCAACAATGCTCTGGAGGTAAACGCGGCACACCGCCCATACCTCATCACCCCGGATATACGGCAGCATGACGCTACCGACGATCCGCGATTTAAAGTCCTCCTCCGTCAGAACTGCGTCGTCAGGATGGTTTGCGATAACCGGAAGGCCATTGCATCGCCTTAAAAACTCCTCGTTCAGATAGAGCTTTGGATCACGCCAGACGTGCTCTTTCAGCCCGGCGCGATAGGCAAGCCCGGTTCCGGTTATTCGCAAATTCACCAGCCACATGTTGGAGAATTTCACCGGAGACGGTACGGTTCCGTCCCTGATGCGTTCTGCCACTTCAAGCTCGGTTAAACTCACGTTTGCCCTTCTCCGTTAAAAATTCGTCGGGTAGTTTCTGAGGGGCGTAGATCGGCAGTGCATCGCAACTGCAATAAACCTCCTCCCCGGCAGCAGTGATTTCGTCATAAAAACCATATACGGGCTTAATCAGCCCCTGCTCCAGCGCCCACGAATTGCGGAGGAGATAAATTTTCTCGTCGCGCTCTTTGTGGTCCTGTCGGTATTTGTAGCCCGGACGCCGCCAGTTAGAATGCCAGCGCAGAGCAATCGCTCCACTCTGAACAGCCAGCAGATACTTAACGTTGCTTGCCAGCTTATGCCCCTGGTCAATTGCCACCCGGCGACTGATAAAATCCATATCCTTCACGGACTTCTGAAAACCGGACTTCACTTCCCGGCGATCAATTTCGCTCACCCCGTCAGGCGGAATGGACGTAACCCACCCCTGAAAACGCTGTATGGTTTTCTCGATGGCCTGTTCGCGGTTGAGTTTTATCAGGTTGGCACTGGCGAAAATTCGCCTGTCGAGTTCCTTGCGAAACTCAGGTTTCAGTTTTTCAACAGTGACTTTTTTAGGGCCGTCAGGAGGCTGCTCCCGTAATGCCCCGCCGTCGATGACAAGACGGCTGTAGATGGCGGTGAGATGTTTTCTGGCTACGGTATCATCAGGGGTTTCTCGCTGAGCGGCTACACGGAGTTTCCGGCACCATTCGAGCAATGATTTTTCGCTATCCCACCCGTGATTTACGTAGTAGTTAACGGCATCCGTCAGAACCTCATATAGCGTCCTGATCCGTTTCTTCTTCCTCACCGCCCGGCTGGAAATTGCCATCAGGCGTCTCCTGCTTCGGTGGTTCATAATTCGCCAGCGCGTCCACATCAATGATGAGTGGAGCTTCGCCATAGGTTTGCGTGGCATTAACAAGGCTTGCCAGCCATTCAGTGACGGCGGCACGGTTTTCAGGATCAACCTGTGGCGACACGGCAGAGAAAAGTGCTATCGCCTGTTGAATCACTTTACTGTCGCTTTCCCGGCGTTTGTCCGGCGACTCCTCCACCAGCTCCTGCCATGTCGCGGTAAATTCACGTCGCCACTGGTAAAACGTGGTTTTATAGTCATCAGTTATGATGTCCGGGTAATCATTTTTCAGCGACTGATAAAATTCCTCGTTCCAGGCGATGTACTGCACCAGGCGTTCGAAATAATCCATCACAGGTTCAATCTGCTGGCGTACACCATCGATATACTGGCTGATAGCTTTCGAATCCTCAGTTCCTTCACCGAAACCATTCGAGAAAGCCTCCTCCTTGATGAGAATCGCGGGAACATCGCTACCTGATGCAATATCGGAAATAATGTTGTCGCGGGCGGCATTTAGCGCGCCATCGATGTTTTGTAAATTCAGCGAGGTAACGTCCTCATCCTTCCCGATACTAAGCACACCTTTATTTTTTGCCTCTTTGACATTTTCCCTTTTTCGTCCCGTGGCGGCAGCCATGATCCCGTCAAGTTTCGAACCGTTTTGCACAACTTTAGCTACCAGTACGCCCGCTTTCTGACTGACGAGATCATTCGCCTCCATCGTGTTGATATAGGATTTCAGGGAATAAAGAACGCGCTGAAACACGCTTCGCCCGGTGAATCCGAACGATGAACTCTGAAACTCCAGATAAATCGGTGTGCCGTTGAAAATTTTCAACGTGCGTGACGGATGCCAGTCTTTTCCGCCAATCTTCAGCTTTTTATTGGCTTCCTGGAAAAACGGACTGTTTGGGTTCTGGTCAGTCACCATCGAACCGGAAGCGTTCAACGGATCCCACGCGTTGATATACACATCCTCTTCTGTCAGTCCGAACGTCGGAAGCGGTTCACGACATGAAACACTGTCGGTGCCCACGCCGATCGCTGCGGCACCGTAGCAACGAGACAGAAAAAACAGATTTTTAATCTTCTCGTTGACTTTCATACGTTCCCATACCTCCTGAAAACGCCGCACAACCCTCTCGTCAGGATCTGTCTCCACGTTATACTGTCGCGGCTTACACATCGCCATCAGTATGGGTTTTTCGACAAGTTTTCCGCCCAGAGGATGGAATTGCCACAGCAGCTTACACAGTTCATAGCCGATATCGGTTCCCGGCTGAATTTCTTCAGCCTCAAGAATACGCATCAGTGCCGAACCGAGGCCGCCAGTAATCTCGATCTCTGCCATCAAAAATATCCTGATTTTTTACAACGCCGCGTAATTACCGTGCGCAATGATCAATCCATAGGTGTAACAATCGAAAAGGTCATCAGCACGTTTATGCGCGTCTTTGTCTGCCAGGTGGAACCCGGCGATTTGTTTGATGAGGTGGTTTGCGGTTGTGCGCTTGAATGAAACGGTTTTGTCGTAAGCCTCGCGGGTAATTTTGCATTTACCCTGGTAATGGTGGCTGGAAGCCAGCACCGCGCGCTCGTCTTTCCCTTTGCTGGTTAACGCTGATTTAATCGGCGTCATATCCCAGCCTTCGGTTTCCGCTTTCTGGTTGAGGATTGCGCCCATTGCGGCATCCTCCATGAATACCCCCTGACTCCCCAGGCGCGGGCGGCAGAGTTGCGCCAGCCGCTCGAGGTTGTCATAAACACCGGGGATATACTCAGGAAGCAGCGACGCTTTAATTTGCGTCACATCCCAGTCGATAACGGTCAGTTTCGGCTCATCGGAATACGTGGACTCATACGCGAAGTAAACCACGCCTGTCCCGTCGTTCTCCGTCCCGCCTTTCAGCGCCGTATCCATTACCGCAAAAATCATGTCGCAGTGTCGCGGCATCTCAACCGGCTGGCCATCCACCAGCAGCTTATCGACATCGAGTAACGCGTCTTTGGACCAGTCTACGAACTCTGCAAGATATTCCTGCTGCCAGACGCGCGGATCGGATTTCTTCTCCGTTTCCTCCAGTTCTTCTTTCGGAATATACGGATTCGATGAAGTTGGCGCATGGTGCATAACAAATCCCAGGGATTCATCGTGGCATATCGCGTAGAAAAAATTGCTCTCGTCGATACCGTTTGGTGTGGAAAATACCCACGCACAGCCGCGGTAATCGACAAGCGTCGGGCGTATCGCTCGGGGCCAGATTTCCTCGAGCATTTCCGGCGATTTAGTGAATGCGGCCTCATCAATCAGCACAGCGTGATATTTACGCCCACGCCCGGCCAGTTTGTTATTGTCCGTTACCCAAAAGTCGATGCGCCCCCCATTACGGAGAATGATGCGCTTTTCATTTTTTGACTGACTGAGGATCAGCGGTTGCAGAACGGCGCTAATTTCATCCCAGATTTCCTGGTACTGGCGGTATTGCGCGGTAAAAATCCCCACCCTACCCGCGATAAGTTGCCCAGTGGTAGGAACGGCAAATTTCCGCGTAGCGAAACTGGTAGCGATGTTTACCAGCATCACCGTTTTACCCCAGCGACGACCACAGCATACCGCGTGGAAGCGTTCCTCTATTGCCGCCGTCCATGCAGCTATTTGCCCCTCATGAGGTTTTGGGAGGTAGATTTCAATCGACATTATCCACTCCCGGCATCGGCAGAGAGTTGTGGATAATTATTTCGTTATTCTCACCACCCACGCCTTTTTTGAGGTTTTCAATCTCAGTGCGCAGCTTTTCGTTGCGAAGCCTCAGTCCTTCAAGCTCCAGATCATTGCGACTGTCAGTTGCACCACCAGCAGAACTTCCTTTCGTCGCCATTATCAGCTTGATAAGTTCGCGCCGGGCGGCAGCCTTATCCTCCAGCAGGATCTCAACACCAAATTTCCCGAGCTTTGCCCCTGCATATAATTGTCGCGCATCCCCATCAAGCAGAGTGGTATCAGCCATATAAAGCTGTCCCGTTCCCTCACCGCAGCACTTCGGACAATCCGGATTGGGTATGGCGTTATCAACAAAGCCGAGGCCTCCATATTCCGGCTCGGGTTTGCCATCTCTGGAGGCCTGTGCCGCTGCCTTATCGAATTCTGCAATATCACGCCACTGGTAGAGGTGATTCTCGCCCCAGCAATAACGGCAGTTAACACGGCGAAATTGTGCCAACTGATTGGGGTCGGCCTGGACAATGGCCATCAACTGACTCACCAG